CCAACTCTTTGCTGAACTTTGATTGATAGCTTCTTGTTCTTGCCCCTGTTGGTCTGCTATCTCCTCCACGATATTTTACAGGCATATACATTTTGCCTCTTGAAGCAGGAGTAGTTGTTAGTTTATCATCTCTTTTACCTGGCGCTGCTATTAACGGTCCAACTTCTTCTTCTCCACCAGCGGGTGTTTCTGGTGTTGGTGTTTCTGGTGTTGCTGCACCTTCCGGTTCCGCTGTAAGAGTGCTCAAATCTAAACCGGAAGTAGCATCTTGACCAGAGACACCTGCTCCACCACTGGTAGCAGCCGCACCAAATGCATCTGCATCACCAGCAGCAGATTCTTGTTCTGTTCCTGCTTTCTCAACCGCAGCCTTGAACTTGAAGTCGAAGAACATTTCACGCTGATTTCGCAGGAACTCTTCGTCGGAAAGACCAAATATTTTTTTAGCAACCCAACGCTTGGAGAAATATCCTTCGGTTGCAGCACTGGCAACTTCAAACTTTGTTTTCCAAGTTTCAAGCTCTTGTAGTTCTGCTATCTTACTTGGGTTATTTAGTTTTAGCTTGAACTTGATAAGATCTTCGCTTCTGTATCCCAGAACGAAAAGATGTATAACACCTATTTTTTCAAGTTCGCTTATAACTGATCTTTGTAGTCTTTGAATGGTTCTCGCAAAACGAATATCTTTTTGAGCTAATGTTGTTTTATCTTCATCGCCGCCTTCGCCACGAGCAAGATAAGACTGTGGTATTTTTATAGCAGAGAATAGTTTATCTCGTAGATATTTTACATCTTCTATGTCGCCAGTATATTGACCGCCAGAAAGACTTTCTATCTTTGTTGATTGTTGGCCACGAACTGGAATAAAATAATCTTCTTCAATTGAAAGTGGATTATAGCGAAGATCTACACGACCGGTTTTTTCATCAACAACTTGATTTCTTTTTAGCGCAGTCATTGCTTTTTGCATGAACTGCTCTACATCATTAGGAGCAACATTTCCTACATCAACATAGAATACACGACGCTCGGCAGAGCGAACAATACGATAAGCCATCATGGCATCTTCAAGCAGGGTTAGTTGTCGCCAAATACGACGGGCTGGCTCTAATACACTTGTTCCATATGGCGCATATTTGTCATTACCAAGAATACGGAAGTGTCCTAACTGCCAGTTTTCAAAAGTCATTCCACCACTATTCCATTGAAACTGGACATAGTTGGGATTTTTTTCATCTTCGCCTTCAATGCGTTCAACTTCATATGGTGGCAGACCTATTGCATTTCTAACACCATCGCGTTCATCAATATCAAGATATAAGAAAAAGTCTCCAAACTTACACATATTTCTTGACCAACCAAAAAGGTTGAACTCAATATTCAAAACATCGTAATAAAGAGTGTGTAAGATAGTTTTTATTTCTTCATTAGGACAATCTATTGTGAGAACTTTTTCAAGCGAGTTGCTTGTGGTCATTTCATCAGCATATATGTCTAATGCAGAAGCAAGTTCTGGTGAATATTCCATTTGTTCAAAGTCGACATATCTTTCGGCACGGTTTTGATTTGCCATGCTTTGTGAATGAACATAATCAAATGGATTGTAAGAAGATTTTTTGAACTGCTGACCTTGCGCTGATTGAAAGCGATATTTATCTAAACGCCGACGACGTTCGCCTTTATAGTTTTGTTGGCGACGATTGACAATAGGACCAGAAAATAGTTTTGTAAGTCTTTTGAAAAGACTATTATCTGGGTTATATGGACTTTTTTCCTGATTTACTCTGCCTCTTTTTGAGGTAGGTATATTGCGAAGATCGCTTCTGTTTATTGGTCTACTATTGTCAGCCATTTATTTATCCTTTATAAAGCCAGTCATACATTTTATAGAACTCTTTTAGTTCTTTTTGGTTTACCCTTTTTTCATCCATTGAATAGTTGCTATTATAACCTACTTGTCCGGGTATTTTAGTTTGAACTCTGGTATTCGCCACAGTTATAGCATTAAACATAGCTTTTGTATACTCAACATCTCGTTGAGAAACTGTTAGGGCAGTATCTCTCACCCAGCAAGCAATAGCAAGAGACATTGTTAGATCGTCGTTTCTGTTTTTCATTGCCTCTGGTCGTCCATTATTCCATATAAATGTAGATAGTTCTTCTACTGTTCTATTAGAATATATTTTTATCAACTTGTTTCTAATAAACTCTTCAAGTTTTGCGACGATAAGAGGTCGTGTTTTTTGAGTTGTTGTAAACCCTGGAACACTGTTTGTCATACTTTCTGCTTGAACTTGCTCTATGTATTCGTGTGTTGATTTTATTGAGAAATAAATATTTGGATATTTTCTTTCTATAAGTTTATCAAGAACATTATATCCAATGTTATTATTTTCAACAACAAGAAGAGCATTATTGTATTCTTTTCCTGTTTGAAACAACATGTCAGCATAAATATCGGGGGCTATTTTTCCTTGATATTCCGCTACTTGTTCCATTGTTTCAAGTTTTACAACATGGAAAGCAGAAAAATCTTTTCCGTCGCCTCGGGCGACGTCTGCTACAAGAAGATATGTGAAATCAACTCTTGCCTCTTCCCATATCCAATAATTTCTGTCAAAACCTGTGCGATATTTGGGTTCTAAAACGCCTTCTCTTATTTCTTGTAAATCTTGCGAGTTTATGACTCCTTCACCAGATGCATTGAAAGAGCATTCATATTCTTGCGCTATATCTCGCCTATTCATATTGCGAGTGGCTGCTTCAAACCAGTCGCGATCTCGTTCTGGATGAGCATCCCAGTTTAGTTTTATAGCGTGGAAATCGTTTGTGTTATTTTCAGCATTTATATATGTTTCATGGAACCAGTTTCCAACACCATTTGGTGTGCTGATAGCAATACAGCGACCACCGGTTGAAAGTGTTGGGAATATACTTTTCCATAGGTCTTCCATGCCTTCAACGAATGCCGCTTCGTCAATAACAAGAAGACTCAATGCTTCTGAACGGCCAGCACTTTCGCTTGTTGATGATGCTTTGATCCACGAACCATTGTTTAGCTCAAAACTATTTCTATTGTCTATTGATATGTCTGCTATATTCATCCAACTTGGCAGACTTTTTATCATTTTTTTTACTTTTTTTACAAGGTTGGCCGCTACATCAAGTTTTGTTGCGACAACAAGAACACTTTTTTGTCTGCGATAAAGAAGCATCCAAGCAATATAACCCGCAACAGCGGTTGATAAACCTAACTGGCGGGCTTTTAGAACTATATTGAAGCGATAGTCTTCAAAATCTTTTATTGTTTTTTGCTGATAGCCATATAAACTAAATGGTATCAAGCCTTTTTCTGGATGTGATATTTTACAATAGTTTGTAATGAAGTATACAGGATCACGCCCGCACTTCTTTATCTCTTCCTTTACCTGATCTTTTGTAAGAACATAGCTCATATATCATCTTGGTTTGTGCCATCGTCTGGTTTTACTGGTTTTCCTGTTTTGGGATCAAAAAGTCGGTCTTCATCAACACCACTATCTTGTTCAAGGTTTCCAGCTTCTTCATCGGTGTCTATTTCGCCTTCAATAGCTTTTATACCGGCTTCTTTTGAAAGTTCTTCAAGAGTTTCTTCGTCAAGTTCAATAAAATTTTCTTCAACATACTTTTCGTGGAGTTCTACCTCTTCACGAATGATCTGTAAAAGTCTTGCTTTTGTTATTTTCATTTCTTTAGCCCACCCAATGCCAACCATTTTTGAAGTTGTTCGCTGCGTTCAACATCTTTTTGATCTTCAAGTTTTGGCATATCAACATCTTTTATTTTGTAATGACATTGTGCTGTTACAAAAACTCGGATTCTTGATGTTTCTTCAACAAGCATTTTTACTTCGCCATATTTTTCAACATTCAGTTCTTTGCCAGCAACTTTTTTGAACTCTTTTTTTAGATATTTTAGCGCTTCTGCTATATGTTCTTCAACTTGTTCGCCAAGTTTTGGACTGTGCGCTTCTTCAAGTTTGAGTTCGCTGTGATAAGAGACTATCAAACATGGAAAAGAACCATCTTTTGCTGCGTGATGAGTTACACGCGCACGAAAACCATCAAGGAGACGACACTCACAACTGGTAAATGCTGATACTTCTTCTCGGCGTAGACCTGCTTTCATTGGCTTACCGTCTTTATCGGTTGCACCATCATAGGTTTGAGCCATTACTTGTGAAATACCCTTTATTACATCTAATAGTTCAGCCATTTATTATCTTCTCCTTGTAGGTTTCAGTCTTCTTTTGATTTTACTTCACGAACTTTTTCAAGCGCTGCATTACGAAGTTCTTTTAGCATCTTTGCGACTGCGCCGAGATCTTTACGAAGACGGGTTGCTGCCGAACGATTACCTTTGTCAACTTTTACTGCGTCTGCTTTACATGCTTCAAGTGCTTTCGCTACTTCTTCAAGTTTATCAACTACCATTTGTAATCACCTTCTTTCTTTCTTCCCAAAGGTCTTCGCGACCTTCAATGTGTTTTATATAACATTCATAACAACATCCAAACTTGTTCATATACACATCATCTTTTATACTAAAAGAATAACGCTTACATTCCAAGACTGGACAAACCCTGTTGGGTTTGGTAGTAAATAGTTTTTTCTTTACTAAAAACCCATTTTCCTCAACTATTTCTTGTTTTTCTGCTTTTTGTCTAACTATTTCTGCTTGTTCTTTTACTTGTTCTATGTAGTTTTTTTCTTTTTCTTCGCTCCAGTTTGCCTTTGGATTAGCAATAGCATTTTCTCCGTATTTTTCTTTTACGGCTCTTTCTACTGCGGCTATTTTATCCCAATCAGTTGTCATTGCTGAACCTGTTTCACTAAAACTATTGTGCCCACTATGGCAGCGCCAGTTATTATCGCGCCGGCAGCGAGTCCACCAAAAAAATAATATGTATTATCGCCGCCATCATCAATACGGTCCAAGAAAACTTTGTCCTGTTCATTTCTCAGCCTGTTTATTTCGTCAAACTTTTTCTTTTCCAGTTCAAGTTCGTTTTTTAGCAAACCATTATCAAGTGAACATTTATTTTTTTCTACCTCAATGGCTGCTTCTTTTTCTATTTTACATATTTTTTCTGTTAGTGCCTTGTCTGCCAGTATTTTTGCAGCTTCTTCCTTTGTTAGAAAGATGCCGTCTTCGGGAGATGGTTGTCCTTTGACGACCGCTGTTTGAGCCAAAGAGTTGGCTGAAAAAATAAATGATAATATTATACATAATGCCTTCATAGTTTGAACTCGTCTTTCATCTTATCAGCAAGTTCTTGTGCTGTTTTCTTTTTTAGCTCATCTATTGATTTTTGTTTATCTTCCAGGGCTTTTTGTATTTCTTGTTGTTTTTTAGCCTCTATTTCTTCCGCATTTTTTTCTGCTTCGGTAATAGTTTTTTTATCTTTTTCAGTTTTTTTATCATTTAGTTCTTCAATTTTATCAAACTGCTTTTTATATCCATCAGTAACTTTTTTTATCATATTAGTTAGTCCTGCCACTTTTGCATTTTCGGCAAAACTTACAAATAAAACAAAAATAGTTAGTGCTAATATGGCAAACATATACCAATATTTTTTTATTGTTTTTAATATTTTATCTAACATTTATTTCCCTATTTCTCATTATTTCTAAAATAAGACCGATCACAGCCATCAATATAATGGCCATGACCAGTCCGTTTTTTAGCACACTATACAGGTGGTGTATTTTGGCCTGCTTTTGCTTTGACATATTCTATGATAAAATCTTTCGCCGCTTGTGAACCAATATAAACCATGCTTATTTGTAGCCATTGTTCTCCATCAATAAGCTGTAGTGGAACGCCCACAGTGGCCACAATCCAAACAAGTAGTTTTCTACTAACAAGCTTTGATATGCCTCTATCAAGTATTTCTTTTTTTAGTCTGGCCATTATCATTTTACCTCCACATGTGCATAACCATTGTCGTTATTTATAAGTATCTGCGTATCTGCAATATCTTTTAGTTCTGGGAGGTGAGAAATCAACAATATTGTCTTATAGTGGGTTTTCAGCATATCAAGTATTCTTGTAAAGCCTTCCATATTTTCTTCATCAAGCGAGGTTGCTGGTTCGTCAAGTATCATTATGTCGCCAACTGGTAGAGAAGTTATTTTTGTCAAGGCAAGTCTTATAGCCATTGCTGCCAAACTCTTTTCTGCCCCACTTGCCAACTCTATTGGTCGCTTTTCGTATTTTGGATGCTTGATAAGAATGTCAAGTTTCTTGCCATCATCTTCAAAAAATATTTCAAAACTTACAATATTGGCAAGGACTTTTGCTATTTCTTCGTTTATAACTGGTAGTTTTTTACGAATAATATCATAACTTATTCCGTTGCTGTGCATTGCTCTTTCAAACATAGAAATGGCAGAGTATTCTTCTCGTAGTTTAGCAAGTTCTTCTTTTGCTTCTTCTAAATCAGTTTTCTTTTGTTCAAGCGAACCCTGTTCGCGATGTAGTTTTATTATGCTGGTTTCACAAATGTTTAGTTGTTTTGTTAGTTTATCGTTTTTCTCAACAAAACTTTCTTTTGTTTTATTTAGATCATTTAGTTTTAGTGCGACTTCTTCATTTTTATAATAGTTTTCTATTTTTTGTTCCAGTTTTTCTATAAGGCTCTGGGAAACTATTATTTTCCCATTTAGTTGTTCATTTTCAAGTTTCTTGTTGGCAATAACATTTTCCATGTTTCTTATTTTATCTAATATAACATTGCGAATAGAGATAGACTTTTCTATTTCTTCCGGGTTTAGCTCGGCTATAATCTTTTGTATTTCTTCTTTTCTTTTGTTTGCTATAACCACAAGATCTTTTTTATCAGCCATTTCGTTTTTCTTTTGAAAGGCATTGGTGAGAAACTTACAAGTAGGAAAACTATCTCCACATGGGACTTCATCCAGGATCTGTATATCTTTTTTGTCGCGGATAATATCTTTTTCAAGGTCATTTATTTGCCTCAATGTCTTTTCAAGTTCTTTATTTTTTTCTGTTATTATATTTTTATTTTTATTTATTTCTTCTATGTTTATATCAGCAACAACTTTTTTGGCACTATCAAGCGCTATTTGCTTTTCTGTAAAAAAGTCGCTATTTTCCTTCATGGTTTTTCCAAGTTTTTCTATGTCCGCATATATTTTAGACAGCGAAGCCTTGGCTGTATCTATATCTACAACATCTATTTTTGGCATAGATGCTATTTCTATATTTATATTGTTTATACTTTCAGTTAGTTCTTTTATCTCGCTTTTTATCTCTTCGCATTCTGCGACTTGTTGGTCTGCTTTGCTTTTTAGTTCTACCAATTTTATAGAAGCTTCCAGTATTTCTTGATCGTGGTTTTTTGCCTCAAGTCTTTTTAGGGCAGCTTTTAGCTCTGTTGCTTCATTGTTAGAAAGTTTGTGTTTTTTCGCAAAAATATCAAGATCAAGAAACTTTCCAAGTATTTCTTTGCGACGAGTTGAACCCTCGTTGATAAAGTCAAGTGAGCCAAGTTGCGAAGACATAGAAGTAAAAAGAAAGTCTTCCAATGTTCCAAATATTTTACGAATATTTTTATCTGTTTCATTACGGTCAAGACCATTTAGATTTCCTTTTTCATACTTGTCGCAGTCTTCGGTTTCTCCAATATCACAAACACTGAAAGAAACATCTGTTTTGGCTTCAAGTGTTTCTTCTCCATTTAGTTTTTTGGTATATTTTTCAGCGGTTCTTTCAATACTGTATTGTTTTCCATCAACAAGCAACTCTGTTACAACAGAGCAGTTGTCTTTGTTTTGATTGATGATATTTACATTCTTGCGAACATTTTTGCTTGTTGAGTTTTGAATGCCCCAAAGCATACTGTCAACAATAGAACTTTTGCCACAATAGTTCTTACCAAATATTCCAACGACTCCATTTAGTTTTTGAAAGTCTATGCTATTACCGCTGCCATAGTTGAACATATTGTTCCATTTTAGAGACTTGATAGACCAACGAATGTTTCTACTTACCTCTTCGTTTTCTTCTGCGAGAGAGTTATATTTTTTATTTAGTTCATATACTTTTTGTAGTATTTCTTGTGTTGGGTTGTAGTCTTTTAGATATTCAGCAAGAAGTTTTTCTTGTGTCTCTATTGAGCGCAGATCTTCATCTTCCATTTTGCTAATGGTTTCTGAAATATCTATCCTGTCAGTTGCCTTATTGAGAAAAGTAACGCTTTCTGGCTGAAACTTTACCTTGATAATATCAAGTGTTTTTCTTATTTCATTTGCTGCAATATTGCTTTCAGCCATAACACGAATGCGTGCATTTGCTTTTATGTTTGCTGTTTCATCAAACTTGCCACTTTCATCAAGTTTTATTGTTACAAATGGCTTTGGATGAGGAATAACAACATGGCGAACATCAAACTTGTCTTGATCTTCTATTTCCCAAATGAGAAAACCCTTGTCGTCAGTTTCGCCATGGTTCTGCTGAACAGTGCTGCCGGGATATCTTACGCGACCAACTGTGTCCACTATTTGATTTGTTTTATGAATATCACCAAGAAAAGCATAGTCGTGCCCTTCAAAAATGGCAACATCGTGATCTGAATGTTCCATGGTATATCCTACATCTGTGGATACACCAGCAATAGCACCGTGATAAAGAGCAATGTTGATCTTACTTGGATCGCTTGGCTTTACCCACTTGTCTTCATCAATAAGTGAAAGAACATTGAAAGCAAGTTTTTCATCAACAACTCTCTCGCCTGAATATTTCCAAAGTTTGAGGTTTGGATGATTTAGTGCTGTAACGATAGGAGAAATACTATCTTGGCGAGTATCATTTTTGAGGTTACAGTCGTGGTTTCCAAGAATAACATATGTTGGAGCGATGTCTGCAAGTTCTTTTAGAAACCAAGAACACATTTCAACAAACTCTGGTGATATTTGATTTTTTGTGTGCGCTATATCTCCGCAATGGACAATGTGGTCTGGCTTTTCTTCGCGGATAATAGAAAACATTTTATTGAATATCTCGCGATATTCTTCGTGATATTTTAGGTTACGGATATGTGTGTCTGCTAAATGTATCAGTTTTATCATTTCACTTCCATTTCATTTATTAGAAAGTTTGTTGGCTTATTTTGCTTTACTACAAAGTCTAAAGCATCTTCTTTTTTCTCAAAGACCGCAACTACGGTTTTGTTTGAATACCAAGTTTCTGTTACAACATATACTTTTTTCATATAATACCCTGTATTTGATATCTGAATAAGGTTTCTTGTGTCATTGGAAGTGCTGCGGCTTTTCTTTCTTGAAACTCTGCTTTTGTCATACTTCCAACATCCTGGAAACCTCTTACATCAACTTTGTAAGTTTCTATACCATACTGAATCATGTCTTTTATCAGATGTTTTGCTTTCTTTTCTGCATCCGGATCAAGCGCCACATAAATAGGCGTGTCGTGTTTTGCTATTTCTTGGAATAACTTACTTGTTTCTGGCAGAGTTGAACCAAGGAGAGGCACAGCGTTGCCAGCAACAATAGCATCAAATACGCCCTCTGTCAATACAAGGTCGCTGGACCAATCAATATAAAGTTGATTGAATATTATTTCATTCTTGTGAGCAGGTGGGTTTTTATATTTCATCCAGTCATCGCGGTATGAACGAGCAATAAAATAGTTTATCTTTCCTTCATTATTGAAACTTGGAACAACAACGCGACCAGCATATTCTCCATCGGGACAATAACCTATTTTCCATTTTAGAATATCTTCTTTGTTTATTCCTCGTTCATGCAAATATCTCAATGGAATAGAACTTACTGGATTGTATTTTCCAGTCAGTGTAACAAACTCTTTAGGTAGCGAAATGCTTGTTTGATCTGCTTCTCGTTCTCCAAATAAAGTATCTGCAAACGAAACGGAAGACAAATCAATTTTATCATCATACCTACCCCATTCTTGTTTCTGTTTATACGAGCCATAACGCTTTACCAGCCTTCCTATGTTATTTCCCGTAAAGTTGCATACCCAACATTTGAAAGCGTTTTTACGGACATTACAGGAGAGTTTCTTTTTTTGATGTTTGCACTTGGGACAATAAAAAAGCAACTCCTCACCGGATCGTTGAGGAGTGCCAAATATATCTGCTAATATTTCTGCCTTTTGAACTTCCGACATTTCCAAGCAGCCTACTGCGAAAGCAGCGTGTTGTCAAGTGGCTGCGCTGTATATTACAAAGAGACTATATCGGTTGTTTGATTACTTCAAATTCATCTATATAGGCTGCAGCAGTGTTGGTATAGGAATACACCATGGCACCAAGATAGCCTTTTTCTGCTGCTGCTGCGCCATCACCATTTGGATTATTTGCCCACGGGACATAAGCGCCAACTTTTTCTCTTGGTATATCAACTGTATGAACTTGCTGCCAATCATTTTCTTGTGCTTGACTTGCTGTGAAAACAGTTATTCTATCATATGCACCGGAAACAGGTGAAACATCCATTCGTAAGCGAATCCATCGGTTGAACAAATTTGAAAATGTTATATCTTTTGAGTAGCCATAGGAATTATAGAAAGGTGAAAGATTGTCAGTAAAATTGGTGATTGAACTAGAGTTTGCACAACGAAGTTGGAAATAGTTTTCATTTAAAATCAAACAATAACCAGTGGCTCTGTTGGAACTATGTACAAGAGCGTCAACACTCAAATTTGATTGATTTTTAAAACTAAGCATTACGCCAGAAATATTTTGGCCAGAACTCGTGCCTCCTGCTCTTGCCCAGCATCGGATGGAATATCCATAGCCATATTCATATCCAGTTGAACTTGTTAGCTCTGAATTGTTTATTGGTAACAAACCAACATATCTATACTGGCTCAGCGCACCAGATGCAAAAAATCCACGACACCAATCTCCTGCGCCTGTTATTGGATTTGTTAGTGTGCTGTGTTGAAATGCACTTCCGGAAGTGCCGCCAAGAAAAGTTCTTCCAGCTGCTGCGTCGGTAGGTCTAAGTATAAAAGTCCAATCACTTTGTGCCATTGTTTATATCTCCTAAAATATTTATCATGGATTTGGCCATGAGCCAGATTCAAATTGTTCAGTAAATAGTGCAGAACCGGTAAAGGCTGGAACAACTATTGAACCAGTATCATATGTTCCGGTCCAACTTGGAAATTCAAATGATTCTGAAAATAATGCAGAACCAGTAAAAGTTGGAATAACTATTGAGCCAGTATCGTATGTTCCAGTCCAACTTGGATATTCAAATGATTCTCTAAAGGTTTTGATTGGATTTTCACGATAAAAAAACATATTATTTATCTCTCCGGTAAAATGCTGTTGTTATATAAATAGTCATTTATTTTTTACTTGCAGCAAACCTGCTTTTGCGATCACCCAACTATCGGCCATATCATAAAAGTGATCTTTTATATTTTCACTATTTTTTTTCTTTTCAACTTTGAACCATTTTTGATTTTCCAACATCCAATCCATAACTTGCTGTTTTGCTGGAATACCTTTTATTACTTTTATTCCACAAAGTTTTCTTGCTGTTCCTGATCCAATATACTGTGGTTTTATGCCTAAATGTTCCCATATCATCCAAGATAGAGTTCCATTGAACTTGGCAAGAGATAAAATAGTTTTTGCTGATGAAAAACCAGGACGAAATGCTTGCAAACTTTCTTCTATAAACACTTCTGTTATTGGATATTTCTTTCGTAGTTCTAAAATATATTCTTTTGCTGCTTGGAGTTTGTCAATCATTTCTTCTTGCTTGAATTTCCAGCAGGCATTGAGAACAACGCGACCAGCGTAGTCCAAAATGGTTACGCCGGTACACGAAGTTGATATATCTAAACCAAGGATCATTTATGTTTTATAGCAAAATATACTTTATTTTTAATTTAAAATTTAAGGTGCTTCTAAAGCTGTTACCGCTTCAGTTACCGTCTCGCTATAAGTATGGGGAGAATCTGTCCAAACATGACGAGGTAATGGATTGCTTGCATAAGAAGAAATAATA